CCAGTTTTTATCAAATAGGTTCTTTCCTGCGCGAGTAGCATTCACCTCCGAATGGCCGGAGATCGGACAGATATTCTCATAAGGAGCGAAGTCCGTAGCTGTGGAACCTGCCTCGAGCATTATGCCAAGCGTCAATCCCGTCATAGCGGCCGATGTGTACATCGAGAAATGATAATCCCCATCGGACGGAATTGCCACGGAGACAGACTTTATCTGGTAAGAATCGCCGGAGCTTATGCTTATAATCGAATCAGCAACAGTCGTCCCACCAGAGTCTTTAATTTCAAACTGAAGGCCCGCGTTAATGCTCCCCGCAGTATAAGCGACCGAAAACATATAAGTCCCAGCCGCAAGATGAACATCTGATGCGTTCGCTCTGTATGGCGAAAATCCGCCGGATATGACCATCCGACCGTCTGCGCTAATCGTGACAGTCGCACCATTTACGGTTCCGGCGGCGAACGCCATCAGTTTATTTTTTCCGCCCCCCGCAGGCCAGGGCGAAGCATACCCGTTAAGGTCCTGGATCGGAGCCAGAGCGACCGAGAGCGCCTTAAGCGGGACGGCATAGGCCGCCTTGAAGCTCACAAGCTCGCCCTCGAGCTGCTCGGAGATCTCTTTCGAGATCCCGCTGTCCGTGAGGTTTCCGTTCGCATCCAGAGCAGCGAAGTCTCCGGCGACAGCGTCGACCACTTTGTCGGCCTTGAGCGCCAGAGCAGCAGCCTGAGCCTGCGAGACCGGCTTCAGCGAGTCCGGAGTGTTGTCGACGTTGCCGAGCCCGACCTGTTCCTTCGTTACGCTGTGAGGATTATCCCGGTTCGCGAGATGCGCGTTATAATTCGCGACCTGACTCGCCGTGATCCCTGACTCGATCGCGGCCCATTGCGCAGCCGTGAAGGAGCTGTTGTTCAGGCGATACTCGAAAGCCCAAGAGATAACACCCTCGGCGACCGTCGCCTTGTAACGATCATAAAACGTATTCCCGGCCGAGTCCGTTCCGGTGACGAAGGCGTAATCGTTATTCGATACCGGCCCGGAGTAAGCCTCGAGCTGCGCGACCGAAGTGAAGGGCTGGCCGTTGTTGGAGATATAGTTCGCCGTGTTCGTGGAGATCGAGCTGTTGACGAAGTTCTCGTCCACGAGCTGATTCTCCGGAGAAGCCTGATTCGGAATGAGATCCTTGATCTCCTGGACCTCGCTCTCCGGCGCCAGGTCCGAGATCTCTTCTGCAACATAATCAGCGATCCCGCCAGCCTCGGCGACCGAGCCGTCCGGATCATAGACAGCAGCCTCCATGTCAGCTGCAGACTTAAGTCCGGAGAACGCGAAATCGAGATTCTCGTGAGTCGTGCCATCCGGATCCTCGACCGTGGTCTTGGTAACGACCACCGTCGGAGTCCCCGTCGTGTCGTCGATCTCCGCTGTCGCGGTCATGTCCTCGATCGCGACGCGAGCTTCCTCCGCACCGGCAGCAGCCTCGAGCGCTTCGTCTTTTGCCTCCATAACGTCATCATACCAGGGCTGCCAGGGCTCCGGGGTCTCACCGGTTCCTCCGAGAGCCTCAAGGACCTCGGTCCCGTACTTTTCGCTTTTTGCGATCGCGTCTCCGACAGTATAGACCAGCTCCGCGACTCCGCATCCGGCATACTTTAGATCAGCCGACGTCGGGATCCAGCTCGCGACGTCCCCCGCGACAGTAAGCGCGACAGGATAGCCATCAGGATCCACGCTGCGCTTGTTGAGCAGAGTGAACGTTCCCGCGCCATACTTATCAGCCCAGCCCTTGACATCGAACTGAACCTCCGTGACAAGATTCTCGCCCTGGCGCCCAAGCTGGATGCTTACGCCGAGGATCGCCTTAACTATTCTCATTTGAGCCTCCCCTTATAAAATCGGATTCTGGAAATAGATGATTGCGAAGCCGTTGCTTCCCTTTTGACCACGTCCGCCTCTCCCGCCTAAACCGCCGAGACAGAGCCCGTGGAACAGCTTGTTATAAGCGAACAACGCAGCGTCCTCGCCGCCCCAGCCGCAGACCGAACCAGCGCCTCCGCCGCCGCCTCCGCCGTTTCCGCCTTCACCGGGAGCGAAAATGGCGCGAGTGCTATTCTTGGAATGAGCATTGCCTCCAGCTCCGCCTTCTCCTCCAGTATAAACATACTGTCCGGCTACAAGTTCCGACTTGCCCGTGGCCATCTGCTTTGCTTTTTTATTCGGAGCGACAGAGTCATCAACAAAGTTCGCTACTTCGACAAGCGTCTGCCCTGTACCAACACCGTAAACCGCAGAGTCAGCACTCGGACCTCCCTGACCTACGCCTCCGAGCAAAGGATAGTGCCAATACTTGCCCAGCCGGGAATCGTAGAGATCATTCCCGACCAGTCCCACAGTCCCATCAGCGCCATCGGCCTTGCCCTCGGCAGAATAGTCGTATGTAGGATTATCATCGAGAACATACGCCTTTGACGGCCCACCGTTTGTCCCGGCAAATCCGGCAACCCCAGCAGCGCCCTCGATCGGAACGATCAAGTCACCCGTGATCGCGTTGAAATAAGGATCATCCAGGTCCTGCGCACCTTGCGTCGTGTAAACCGTCCCGCTGACATTTACAGTCGAATCCGCGCCCAGGTCACCATCCTCCGGAAGATGCGCCAAAGGAGTGAGCGATGCGTTGTTTGAACGAGTCCACCTACCGCCATCACCGCCATTTCCGCCTGCGCCAAAAGCGAAAACCATATAAGCAGGACACGACACGACATCGACGGTCTTGATGCGTCCGGCTTTTCCGCCTTTTCCTCCAGCCCCACCTTGGCCGCCTTTGCCGCCCTTACCGCCGTTCATGGCGTATCCCAAATAATAACCGGCGAGAGCCTCAAAGTTATTCGGATTTAGCCAATCGCCCGTCTCGCCATACGTCTTCGGATACCAACGAGGTTGTGATGATTCGCCAGGAGATCCTGCAGATCCACCCGTCCCGCCTTGCATTCCAGAGAACATGACGATCCGGACAGGCTTGCCCTCGAGCCCAGAAACCGTAAGGAGCCCAGAGACAGGATCAGCGAGAGATACGTTGATATTATTGGCGACGCAATAGTTGTAGATATCAGTATCCTGCGTCACGATCGCGTAGTCGTTGAACGTCCCCAGGTTATCAGGAAACCAATCCGCAATGATGTCGCATTCGCTCATCGAGTCCGTCGAATAGTCGGTCTCGCAGGTCTTGACGAATCCTCTGGTCATATTGCGGAGAGGATCCTTGAGATAGAGCATCTCGCCGCTGCGGATGTATTCGTTCGTATAAATCGAGCGCGTGAAGTGTGTCGACTTTGACTTGTAGGATGCAAACCGCGCCAGAGCATACAGAGAATTGATCGGATTGACCATCCACATATCGTCGATGTAGATGACATTATCCCGACCCGTGACGCCAGTCGACGCGGAGAGCAGCCTCCTCGAATGGAGATAGCGCTTGCCGGTCAGCGTGCCGCGACCGGAAACAACGACCAGATTGATCGAAGATGAATCGATCGTGAGCGTTCCGGTCGTTGCCAGCGTCGTGACCTGGATCGGTTCATCAAACGTGATCGGCTCGCTGATAGCGTCCTCCGTCGCGGATGAGTTATCAAAAAACGTCTCCGTAGGAGCAGCCGAGGATGGCGTGAATGTATGTTCGACGAGCTGGATCTCCGTGGCCGGAGTCTCGCGTGTAATCTTCCCAGCGACCTCGATCCTCGCGTCTTCGATCTGGTGAGCTGTTGACGGCTGATTATATGTGAAATAGGGCTCGCCATTACCGTCCTTCATAAGCGAGATCCCATAAGGACCGAGGATCTGCCGGAGAGCTTCCCGCTTATCCGAGCGCGGGAGATATCCCTCCGCAGGAAGATCGGCGATGTCCTGGTCGACCGTGTAGGAATAGCTTCCCATGATGTCAGCCAGCACGTCGCCGACCGTATCGCCGGTAACATAGAGCTTTCCCTCGAACTGTTGTTCCGCGAGCAGCCCCACGATCGAGATTCCCTCGAGCGCGAAGATCTCGGGAACTACCGGTTCGACTTTGGATGGATAATAGAGCGAGATCTCGCCATCCACATCCAACACGATCTCCGAGTTTTCATTTATATCCGTCCAGCCAGCCGGAAAGTTATCATCAGGCCAAACGCAAAACTCGCTCGAGATGGTGTCCCACTCGAGCGATTCAGCGACCATTGCTTTAGTTGTTCGTGTCTTGACAGAGAAAAGATTGTGCTCCGTCAACGTCACCCCGTTGTAAGTGAGCTCGATCATTTACTTCTCCCGGAACTTTATCGGAAAGTTGGCGAGGACCGGTCTTGACCCCGCCGCCACTATCATAGCGAGGATCGCCGACGCACCGTCGACAATCACCTCCCGCGTCCATATCTCGTTTTTCCACCAGCTGAATGTGGTCAGCTCGAAATGATCGAGCTCCAGGATCTCACGCAGATCCGCGAGCTTATCAGGTCCCATCGGGAGCGTCGTGGCCGTGAGGTCGTACTTGTTTCCCAGCAGGTCTGTCCACTCCGTCGCGTCGAGCGTCACTCGACCCGCGTGAGGACCATAGACCTTGCGCAGCGTCTCATCCTGCTGTCTGTATTTGAAATAGCCTGAAAAGTCCACGCCCTCGAGCGTGATCGGCATTAAGACAGGATCAACCATCGATGAAGTTTCCTCCCTTCCTGGTCTCGATCGAGTTAATGTCCGGATATATAGACTCCGCTATGATTCGGCCATTAAGAATGCTCTGGACGATGATCGGCTGCCTTATAGCAGAGGATGCAGCAGCAGTCGCGACAACGCCACCGGCAGCGATCCCGGCATCCACCGCAGTCGGAACTCCGAGCGTTGCTCCGGCCAGAGCTCCGGCCGCAGCCGCAGCCGCCTGCATGAGCTTCGGGATCCCGTTATAGATCCCCTGCGAATAGAGATCCATCATGTCCGGCGCGTAAGTGTGGAAGTCGGACAGAGGACCCTTCTTCGGTTCCGAGAATCCGAGAAAGTCCTTGACCGTCTGCGCGACCTTTTTGATCTGCTCCTTAAGAGCCTCGATCTTATCTTTGATTCCCTGTATAAAGTTTTCGATGAGGTCCTTGCCCCATTGCAGAGCCTTGCCCGGCAGCTCGGCGACCCAGGCGACCGCCTCCTTGATCCAATCGATCACAGACGCCACTCCATCCTTAAGAGCGCCCCAAGCAGCGTCGACCTTTTCCCGGAATTTGTCGTTCGTCTTATAAGCCGTGACCAGGACCGCGATCAAAGCAGCCAGCGCCGTGACTACAAGTACCACAGGATTGGCCGCCATAACCGCGTTAAGGGCCGCCTGTGCGATCGTCATACCCTCGGTGAACTTCTTTACCGTCTCGATGATTTTCATCGCGCCAAGGGCCGTTTTATAGGCTATAAAGCCGGCCGTGAGCGACGCCACCACCGGAATGACCGTTCCAGTTATAAAGTCAGCATTATCCGTCAGCCAGGAGAGCACATTGGAAAGTTTTTCAATGATATCCTGGATCACCGGAGCCATCGCGGATCCGAGCTGATTCTTAAATGCTTCCGAGCTTCGCTGGAGCCTCTGCATCGAGTCATCGACCGCGCCATTCGCGGCGAGCACGTCCTCGCTCATGACATAGCCGACGTCGTGCGCTTCCTTGGCATAAGCCGCGAGCTGTTCCGATCCAGCTTTTATGAGAGGATTGAGCTGCTGCGCAGACTTGCCGAAGATATTCATCGCCAAAGCGTCAGCCTCGGTTTGGTTTTTCACACGTCCGAGAGCATCGATCACGTCCCCGAATACATCCTCCGAGGACCGCAGAGATCCGTCGGAATTGGTAACCGAAACGCCCAGCTGCTTAAACGCCTCCGCAGCGCTTCCGCTCCCGTCTCTCGCGCTGGCCATGTTCTTCGTCAACTTGGATAAGGACCCGGTGATCGTATCAAGCGACACATCGACAAGGTTCTCCATATATGCGAACTCCTGCAGCGTGTCAGTCGAAAGACCCGTCCTCTTACTCATCGACAAGATCTCATCCGACGCAGACGCAGCTCCCAAAGCAAGCTCCTTAAGTCCAGACGCCAGCTGTTTGACGCCCTCGATGATGGCCTCGCTCGCGAGATTTGCTTTCAGTACGTCTCCCAGGGAGAGAGCCTTCTCCCCAGCCTTATCCATAGCAGCTCCGGCATCCTCGGTCCCCTTGGTGAGATCATCCATCTTGCCGCGAGTGTTATTTAGATCCGTCTGGGCCTTGTTCAGCTTCGTCCCGAGGTCATTAACAGCCGTCGCCTGCTTGTTATACGCGGCCTCGGCTTTCGCCGCTTCCTCGCTTCCAGCTCCGTTTTCATCGATCGCCTTTTGCAGAGCCTCGGCGAGATCCTCGAGCTTGGCTCGCTGCTTATCATACTGATCGGTCAGGATGGCGACCTTCGCCTCGGCAGCTTCTGCAGATCTCTGCAGTATGTCCAGCTGTTTCGATGCAGCCGCCTCTGCGTCATCCATCGCGCCCATTTCGGACGTGGCCAGAGCGAGCTCCGACTTCAGGTTTTTTATTTGTGAATCGATCCCTTTGATAGCGTTGCGAAACTCGGTCTCGCCGGACGCGCCAAAGCGAATGTTTACATCGTAGGCCATTAGCGCACACTCATCATCTTCCAGAACTTGTCCTCCTCCGACACAGCAGAGGAGAGCTTCGCCCCTTCATGCTTGACCTGCTCGATCGCCATGAGATCAAGCAGCTCCGCGTAACAGATCCCCATGACCTCGGCCCTCGAAAGACCGATGGTCATTCCATACCAAATAAGCCAGCTCGGGCTTAATCGTCCGGGCTGGCTTGCAGGTTTTTTGATTCAGGCTCAACTATGACCTCCGGCCTTACGCCGTTCGTGGCGACCTCCATCGCCCCGGCAAACAGATCTCCATAATCGGAGATCGCCGTAAGCGTGGCGAGATCCTCGAAAGAAATCGGATCCGGATGCGGTTCGCCCATAAGACGTTTATAGTTACATCCGGCCCTTATCATTTCAGCGATCAACCAAAACAGGTCCTTAAGCTGTGCCTTTTGGAAGATCTCGGTGAGACCTTCGCTCGCAGACTTGCCGGTCTTATCCTCGAGCGCGATCGCGACCGCAGTCGAGAATATGATCGGATAATCCACGCCGTTGATGGTCAGGTTTCCAATTCTCATTTTTGACTCCTTTGTATTTTCTATTCGCTCTCGTCGCCGGTCCCGAGGATGCTCTGGATGTAGAGCAGAGCGTCCGCCTCACTATCGAGATAGGAGCTGACGCGCTTCCAGATGTGATCGCTCGAATCGTCGCGCATAAGCGTTCCGACGATCTCCGGAGTCTGCCACGAGATGGTCTCGCCCTGCGTCTCCAGAGAATCGGAGATATTTCCGAACTTCACCTTGGTGTAGACGATGCCGACCCACTTGATCTCGTTGTCGACCATCCTCTTGGAGATGGCACCGAAGCCCACATAAGGAGCAGACTGCGCGTCTCCGTAGACCAGCTCCGTCGCGTCGCTCGTTTCGAGACCCGCGATCGCGAGCTCCTGAACCTGAACGCCCAGCAGCGCCGCGAGGACCTCCGCAGACAGATCTGTGGTCGTGAGCGTAATGGTCCCACCGGCGAACTGCGTGTCAGTCTCCGCCGGACCGTTGTCGCCGTAAAGTACGTTATCGCTGCCACTCTCAAGAGAGAGATCAAGCGCGACAGCCTTGCCAGCGAAACGGCCTCCTGAATACGAAACCATTCCGCCATTTTCGGCATAGATCGCGAAATAAGGTTTCGAGAGTCCTATTCCTGCCATGTTATTTCCTTTCCGCGATCTCCCTCGCCGCCTTGCGGATCCTCTCCTGGACGGCCTCGACCGCTTTGTCCTTTGCTTTGTTTATCGCTCTTTTCACAAACGGATTTTTTGCCATATACGACGTCCCGGAATTGATAGACCTCGCGACCAGGACGTTGGGCTGCCCCTGCGGAT